CCGGTTTCCCCAACTTCCTCCGTGGCTGCGCCGGTTTGCCATAACGCCGTTCCATCCGACCACCGCTCCCCTGATCGTTTTGAGAGAAAACGGTGGATGGTCTGCTGAGATTAGAGCCGCCACGGTGCGACCGAGTATCCCCAGTCCGTAATGCCGTGACGACCCCAATCCTATCCCCGAAGGGACTCAGACGATCTGGTTCCCGAAGTGAAGCGTCAAACTATTGCCCCTGCCCCCCAGGCCAGTTTGAGAAATTGACCGGATCTCTCACACTATAGACGATTATCTCGCCGAAAAGTCACATATTCGGCACACGATTCCTAGGGGGTTAATGCTCCTTAGCCGCCAAAATTTTCAAGGAAGAGGCCAAAGAGAAAATCCACGAATCGTGGGTTAGAGAGGTAGCCCACAGAAACAGCCACCCGCCAAACCCTCCCCACCCCCTCGCCCGCGGTCGATCGCACCCACGCGCGCATCCATACACACGACCTCACGCGCTCGCTCACACGCACACGCACGCACGTATGCACGCAAGCGCCTGTGCGTTCATCGCGTTGCGCTCGATCCGTGCATCTGATGACCTATCTTCTGACTAGTAAACACCTGTGTATAGTGCCCTCTATTTAGGACAGGTGTCCACTATTGAGGACAGGTCTGTAATGCGCGACGGGGCGCGGCTGTGGTCGCACATCCTGATCTTACGTCCCTGTCATTTTGGCAGTCATGCCATATTGGCATACTCGTTTCGGGTATGATCGTACCCAAGTTGGGTTACGTATATGTACAGCCAGGCTCTCGGGATACGTTGCTACTATACTGTGCCTTTCGTTACTCAAATAGCCTTTCGTGTTTCCGTTACACGTCCGTTACAAATCTCAGGTTTTCCCTTACAGACTGCCATAGGCATATGCCTTATTCTCCCTGCACACGAAAGACACACGAACTGCACACGATTGGAGGCTACTATATGAAGGCACTCACAATGCTTGCGGATGGTGTCGAGGGAATGGACTGCGGTGTCTACGGCGCATGGCAGTACGCTGTCCGCACTGATGCTCAAGTGCTCCGCCGTCGTGCAGGCGATGAGGGCACCTACGGCGGATGGCGTTGGGAATGTTCAATAGAACACGCGCGCCACAATCCGACACTGTATCCGTTCGCCACTAACGAAGCGCGGACGATTATGGAGGCCGAAGCGCCCTGCCGACACTTGCCGGGATTCTGGCTTTCTGCGAGGGATTGACCAATGCGAGACGCTAGAATCGAGGCCGAACTGCTTGCCACTATTGACACGTTGCGGCGGGCCTTCGAAGCATACGGCCAACATGAAATCGACTGTCCACGTCACCCAAGATTCGAAGGTTTTTACATAGGATATCGGTGCGATTGCGGGTTTCTACAAACATCAAAAGACATCTCAAGGGGGGCTGATTAAATGGTCAACCTAATGAAGGCGCGAGTCTATCGCGACGTCCCTTCTCCGATCCTGCGCCAGCTGATTGCGCGGAAACGAGTATGACGGGTTCGGCGATGGGAAGTACACGAAAGCGATGCGTGCCGAAAATCCAGTGGCGCAACGATTGGGCTCATGTTGGGCGCGTCGAAGATTGGCGCAACGTACCTATGGCCGTGGAGGGCTGACCAATGCGTACGGAAAAAACAGTTTATCCCGCAAACATTCAGGCGTTAATAACGGGGGCGGTGAAGGCAAGTCAAAACAAATACGGCACGATCACGCTGACTTATTCGGACGGGACAACGGAAAGCGCCGTATGCGCCACGGATATAGAGGGGTTTGCATCGTGGTTCAGTTTGGTAGGCTTTGTCCAGTCTGGACGATACCACAAGGAGGGCTGACCAATGCTTTTCTACCTGGCGTCAATGGCGATGCTTGCCGTGGTCGCGCTGTACGTGTTGGGGTTCGCTTACTCAGACCGAAAGGAGGGCTGAACAAATGGAGCGAGGTCCAAGCAACTACGAGGTGATCGAAGTGCTCACCGACGGTTCTACATGGTCGCATGGCGTCTATTGGACGCTCGGGAAGGCACGCTTGATCGTGCTTCTGGCCGACCTCGGGGAATACGAGATATGGCAAGGCGACCACATCGTCGAAGAGCGCACCCGCGACTGGCGCAACGTGCGCGCAATGGAAAGCGGAGAGGGTAGCGGCGATTGGCCGCAAGACATCAAGGAGGGTTGAAACGATGAAAGACCACTTCCCGTATGCGTGGCATTTTTTCAGCAGCTGCACCGGAACGCTATGCCGTAGAAGAGGCCGAGAGAGTCCTGAACAGTCGCGCGGCGAATGTCGAAACACGGATACGATGGGATCGTCGCACTCGTCTTTTCATCCTCGAATATAGGAACATCAAATGACCCGCCTCAATCATAAGGTCAGGCGCGAGACACAGGCCGGTAGCTATGGCTCGGTAATCGTGACGCTGGCACCCGAAGGAATCTACACACGCGAGAAAGGCCGACGCACGACATACGGCCCTATCACGTTCGCACACATACACACGATGGGGGCGCACATCCGCGCTCTCGAGGTCAAGAAGGACAGACTAACGGCGCGCAAGGCGCGGAGGGATGCACGGTGAAGACGCAATTTGATTTCCTCAACACGACGGAAGAGGGTGGGGCAATTTACTTCGCCGCTCACGAGATATGGAGTGATGTGCGTATCACCTTGCCGCCCGGCTATTTCGAGAACTTCAACGGTTCGGGATGGCCGCCAGCAATCACGGTGGAATCGTTCGTAGTGCTCCCCGTAAACAAGGAGGGCTGACCGATGGGAGAATACGCGAAACACAAAGGCGAAGAGATCAAGATTGGCACCTGTGAGAATATGTATTACCTACGCTTCGACCAGCGCCACAAGGTCAAGGCACTACCCGGAAACGTAGACCCGAACGGAGCCGACGCCTATGCGTTGCGCTTCCGTTTCCCCTGGCCGAACGAGGACAAGAACGAGCCCGGCGATTTCGAGGACTACGGCAAGGCTGTAGCCGTGCATTACTTCGACGCATACGGGGCGCACAAGCAAGACGATATCCAGGCCCCCGCGGGAGTCGAGCACCACACCGTTCAGTTCGTCGCGAGCGCGGGCTACCTCGTCAGCCTACCATGTCCCGAAAGCCCAGACTACCGCAAAGACCTCGTTATTCACCGTAACGGCTTCTCGGGCGCCGTGCAGCTCGTACAGCAAAAACTCATTCGGGACGCCGATACCGGACACGATAGGCTCGTCCCCGTCTGTCGGTGCGGCGGGTGCGGTACAGCGTGGCGCGTTGAGGAGCCAAGCGATATCGAGGCCCTGGCCGTTGCATTCCGTAGCGAGGGCGATAGCCGGATAAGGCAGAGCCGCGATCATAACCCGATCGAAGGCGAATTCTACCACACGATAGCCGACCGTATCCTCGAAGGTGCAGCACTCACGCCCAATCAACAGGAGGTGGCATAATGTCACGCGACCTACAAGAAGGCCCGACAGCGGGCGAGATGGCTGTGATTGACGACGACGGACTTGATGCGGCCGTAGCTGCGGCCGATGCGCTGGCGTATCGAAAGACCCCCACCATCGCCGTATTTGTCGAGGGCGGTCTGATTCAAGACATATGCTTCGACGGTGCGGTGCGGGGTTGTCGTTATCGACTTCGACGCCGACGACACGGACGACGAAAGGTCGGCAAACTACACCAGCCCCGACGGTAATACGTCGCGGGTGGGTGTGGGGGTATGGCAGAGAACATCCGAGCCCGTAGGCAGTACTGGCAGGGGCGACCGCGCGGCGGTACAGGCCGCACTCAGGGCAGCGGGGGAAGTATGAAACAGAACTTCAAAACCCTCGAAGGCGAGATGCGCGCCTGGCTCGTTCCGGCCAACATTCAGATAATGATGACAGGGGCCGCAAGAGCTATGCAGGAAAAGAGCGGGCGCATCACGCTGACCTACACCGACGGCGAAACGGAAACGGCGATGTGCGACCACGATATAGATGAATTTGATTCGTGGTTTCACCTCGTCGGATTCGTGCAACAGGGAAGGGCGCTACCATGAAAGCCACCACTAACCCCGATCCCTCGCTCGAGCTCGCCTGTCGTATCTATGCTTTCCGCGAGGACGGTGAAAGCTGGACCGATGCGGTTGACGGGTTCGCGCGCTCGGTACTGATGCGTCACCCGCGGACGGTGCATCGTTGGCTGGCCGGCGAGAGTCCCATCCCTAAGGC